GAGCCAAAGAAATGAAGGTCACCGAGTACGACATTGTCGAGCGCCCGCAACACTACGCCGAGAGCGATATCGAGTGTATTGATGCAATTCGCGCGCAGTTGAGCGAGGAAGAATGGCGCGGTTTCTTGCGCGGCCAGGTGGCGAAATACAACTGGCGGCTAGGGCGCAAAGATGCCCCTGCACAAGATGCGGGAAAACTGCGCTGGTACGCAACATGGCTGATAGGAATTGACCCGCGTGAAACCCGATAAGCCACCCCAAAAACATCCCTGGCGAACTTCTTGGAGTCCAGAAAGTGCGAGATCAAATCGAAAAACTCATAGCCGTGACGCTCTACACGACAGTGATTCTCGGGAGCTGGGTGCTGCTGGCACTGGTCTCGGGAGTGTTCGTCGGACTAGCCCGAATCGGGTATGACTGGGTGATCTGATGGGCGGTCGCATGTCACGTAACAAGGGCGCCGCCGCTGAGCGTGAGCTCGCCACGATCCTCTCAGACGAGCTCGGGTTCGTCGTCAAGCGCAAGCTCGGGCAAGCTCGAGACTCGGGCGATGATATGCAGGTTGGGAAGTTTCGCATTGAGGCCAAGCGTCGCGAGACGCTCGCCCTGCCCGCCTGGTGCCGGCAGATCGAGGAGCACTGTGGGCCTGGCGAGGTGCCCGTTGTGGCGTATCGCCAGAACGGCCAGCCGTGGCGCATCGTGATGAAATTAGAGGACTTTTTGCCGCTGATGCGGGGCGAGTTGACGAATGACTGAGGTGTTGCGAGAATCTCACCATCCGGTGTTAGTCTCACTGGATGACGCGGCGGGCCAGTTGGGTGTTAGCGTAAAGACGCTCCGACGGCTAATTGATAAGGGCGCGGTGCCAAGTTATCGCTTCGGCACCGCGATTCGAGTCAACGTCGCGGAGGTTCTAACCGCAACGAAAAGGGAACCCACCACATGTCAATCTTCAAAAGAGGCAAGACGTTCTATATCGACGTTGTCCTCCCGAACGGCAGGCGACTCAAGCAATCTGCTCAGACTGCTGATCGCAAAGCAGCGCAGGAGTTGCACGACCAACTGAAGGCGCAGCTTTGGCGCCAAGTGAAGCTCGGCGACAAGCAGCCGCGCTCGCTGACGGAAGCCGCCGAGCGCTGGCTCGCTGAGCACGAAAAAGACGGCGCGATCCGCGACTACACGTACCACCTCGCCTTCTGGTGCGCACGCGCTGAAGGGATGGCGCTCACCGACATCACGCGCTCGTGGGCGGCCGAGCAGCTCGATCAGCTCATCACGCGGAAGAACAAGCCTGCGACCGCGGGTACTAAAAACAACTACGTCATCACACTGCGAAGCGTACTGAACACCGCACTGAAGGAGTGGGAGTGGATCGACCAGGTGCCCGCGTTTCGCACGTATGGCGAGAAGCGCAGCGCCTCGAAGATGTTGATCGCGACTCCGGCGCAAGCGAAGGCGTTACTCGAGGTGCTGCCCGAGGGACTACGCGCCGCGGTGGGGTTTGCGTTTATGACGGGGCTTCGCAAGTCGAACGTGTTTGGGCTGACCTGGGATCGCGTGGATCTCGAGCGCTCGGTCGCTTGGGTGCAGCCGATTGATACGAAGGCGGGGAACCTCATCACCTGCCCGCTCAACTCGGCCGCGCGCCAACTGCTCGAGCAGCAACCGCGTGTGGCGGGCGAGCCGCGAGTGTTCCCGGTCGAGCCGCCGTGCTGGCATCAGTGGAAGCGGTACACCCAGCGCGCCGGGTTGCCGGCGGGGTTTCGGTTCCACGACATCCGTCATACGTTCGCGAGTTGGCTCGCGATGGACGGCACGGACAGGAAGACGTTGCAGGACATGGGGGGCTGGAAGACGGCTGCCATGATCGACAACTACGTGCACTTGCCCGTGGATCATTTGGTCAAGGCGGCCGAGCGTTTGGCGACCCGACTGCACTGATTTCAAACGTCATGGAACAGTTACGTCCCAAATACGTCCCAATTAGAAGTTTCTAATACTCAACAACGCTCGTAAGTTGTTGATTTTGTTGGTAGCGGGGGTAGGATTTGAACCTACGACCTTCGGGTTATGAGAATCTATCAGGCCATTTGCAAAACAGCAAGTTATTGATTTTTCTCGGACTGCGATGGACTCCGCTACCCCATTTTTTCTACTTTACGTCCCAATTACGTCCCAATCTTTGATCCTCGAAACCAAGCATCGCCTTCGTGCACGACGCAGAGCTCCGGCTCGAGAAGTCGACCCTTGTGGTACGTGAGCACGATGAAGCCTGACGCCCAATTGAGCGGCCCAGCCTCCGTATAAGCGAACTGCGGCCCTTTCGCCTCTGCGAGGCTGCCAGTGTCTACCCCGTACCGACGACCTCTGTAATCGCCCCAGGGCGTGTATTGGAGCTTGTGCAGGTGACCGTGCACGTAGTGCACCCCAGAGCGCAGCGTCGAGTTGTACGCGGCGTGAATACCGCCGCCGACTGGCCGGTGCCGGATGACCGTCCAGGCGTCGGTGTTGGCGTTGGCGTGGATCGCCCACCCAGCGCGCCAGCGCGGCAGATAGTCGATCAGGGTCGCGCCGGTCATTTCCTCGAGCTCGGGCGCGTTCACAGCAAGGTAATTCTCAAAGCGCGCGTCGTGGTTGCCAATCGTTCGGATGAGCTGCGCGCGGCCGGCGGCTCGCTCGATCTCGGCGCACCGATCTTGCACTGCGTGAAGCTCGTCTTTGAGGTCGGGCTGCTTCTCCCACATGATGCGCGGATGGCGGCTGATACGAGCGCCATCGAGCACGTCGCCGTTCAGCACCACCGCGGCGGGCTTGAGCTCCTTTGCAAGCTTGCAGAACGCCTGGTGAGCCGTCGTGACGATCCCCGGCCAGTAGTGCGCGTCAGAGCCTACCAGCACGACGCCGTCGGTAACCTCGAGCGGCATGTCTCGCTCGTAGTCACGAGCGCGCGCCTCGGCGGTCGCCTCAATCGCTGCGCGGATCTTGCCGTTAGGGCCGCCTCGCTGCCTGGCGTTATCGCTCTCCAGAACGATTCCGTACTTTGCCTCGAGCGTCTTGCGCCGGCTGTGCACGTTGCGTGCATCGACGCCAATCGCGCGCGCGACCTTGGTGGGTTCTCTATACGTTTGCCAGATGTGAATAAACTCGTCGTCTGAAACTTTTGCCGCTGGCATTCATTCCTCGAACGTCGTTAACGCTTGCTGTAGAAGAAGTCCGAGCTGATCGACGAACACTTCGTCGTGGCTCAGCTCGTGTGACATGTGGTCAAGCAAGGCATGAGTAAGCTCATGCGTGAACACGGCTTGGATTTGCGACTCAATAGGATTCGCAAGCAGATCGATGCGGAGCTTTTCCGGCTCCCACATTCCGACTACGCCTTTGCCGTGGCGCCATTTCGACCGCGGCAGAATGCGCACCGTGATGACATGCCCGAGTAGCTGAAATCGCTTTGGGATGCCAGCGCGTCTCATAACAGCGCCGCCTCTGCCTGCCGCCGTCGCACTAGGCCAGGCAGCACTCGCCCGCCTCCGCGCACCCAGCGCATGAGCTGCTCTTTTGCGCCTTCCCAATCGCCTTGGTTGATGCGTCGTCGTAGTGTGCTCGTTTGGAGCCGCGCACTTCCCAGGTTGTAGGTGAAATCGAGGACTGCGTTGAGTGCTTGCGGGTGCGCAATCAGCACAGGACACAAGCGCAGCACGCTAGGCAGAAACTCTTGCTCGAGCTGCCAGCGAAGAATCTCCTCCGCCTCGGTGCGCGTGATCGGCGGATCGTCGAGCGTGACTTTGCGCCCGTCTTCGTAGCGCGTGCTGCCGTAACCGATCGTAGGCACGCCCGCCGGGCAGATATACCCGTGAGCTCGAAAGCCCTCAAACTCTTTGCAGAGTGTAACGGCGAGCTCCAAATTCACTACAGCCCTCGTCGTGCCAGAGTCCGATCGAGGAACCAGTAGTTGAGCGTGCCGGCGACGAGCGCCGCAAAGTCTGCCGACATCATTGTCGTAAAGACCGTCTTCGCGTCGGCGCCTGTCGCCCAGGCGTTGTACGCGTACCAGACGTGAACGAATGACCAGATCGCGAGCACCCAGTAGGTGATCACGGGGCGCACGCTCGCGCTGAGCGCCGCGACCCAGCCGCCTGCGGCTTTCGTCATTTCGGTTTGCTGCTCGATCGCAGACTTGAACGCGCCGATCACACCGACATCGAGGTCGGCGGCGTGCTGTGCGCCGAT